TGATGGGTGTGGACATTAATAGCAAGACCTTTACTGTATGGATAAACAGGTGCTAGGCTCGCCGCGCTTTGTGCACGAAGCGAGAGCCTTGGCTGGACTTGCAGGGACAATCTGCGGGAACGGCGCCCAGCTTGGATGTAGACGCATCCAGGCTGGGCGCTCTCTTTACTTTGTTGCCGATATTTCCTTCGCGTACGCCTGACACGCCTTCAGCGCTATCAGTCCTTGATCGCCGGTGTCGGTGATGGCGACAATTCGTTGAGCATGCGCTGGGTCAAGTTGGGCACGCGCTCCTCCATGAACCACGCCGGCGGCGGCGGTACTGGCTGGCACTGCGCAGCCACCGGCTGGATCCGTGGCGTCGAGAAGGACTGACAGCCGCAAATCAGAAGTGGCAAGGCGATCGCGCAAGCGAGCCTGGTTGGTTTGAGCATCGCTCAGTTCCTTGTGGTGGGTTTGGTCGCTGACCGAAAGGCGCTGCTCGAGCGCGAGCCGCTTGTCCTGATCGGTGCGGATTTGGGCAGCGGCGGCGCTACTGATCATGGCGAGATCGTCTTTGTGCAGACCGGCTTGCTCGGCGAGCTGCTTGCCGTAACTGTTCGCCTGCCACTGCCAGGCCGCCGCGCCACTCCCAGTCATCAGCAGCGCGATCAGCACCAGTGCGCCGCCGATACGCCAGGACAACGGAATCACGACAGCACCTCCTGCGCCTTCGCCCAAAGATTCAGCCGATCCGCAAGGCCATTCAGGCCGCCATTGATGCGTCGGGTGATCTTGTCGAAGTCACCGGCATCCGCAAATGTGTTCAGCCCCTTGGTCGCCCAGAACCACGCCGCTGACAAACACGCGTACTGCGGCTGCTCCAACAGTTCCGGACGGGTGATCAGGTCAATGCCCAGCGCTTCGCCGCACGCCGCGTAGTTGGCCCGGCCGGTGATCTGGATCAGGCCTCGCCCGCGGTACCGGGAGCCGTCACCGGCAACAGTGTTGCCCAGATCTACCCTACCCTCGTATTTGGCCTGGGCAGCGGTCGGTCCCCAGATTTCCCTGACGTAAAGCAATTGACCGGACTCATGACCGATCTGGGCAATGAACGCTGCGATGCGCTTGGGACCAACGATTTGATACCGCACCATCGCCGTATTGAGGACAGGAACAAAAACGCCCGCTTGGCTGCGGGCGTTCGGAAGGATCTGCAGCAGCTGCTGCACGGTAATGGCCATCGCTTTTTCTCCAGGCGGATTTAAATGGATTTCCAGGGATTGATCTCGAACGTCAGGCCCTTCCACTGCGCCGACGGATCGTTGCTGTAGTCGTCGCCCCAGTCGCTGGGTTCCGGTTTGAAGCCGAGCTGAATCACCAGGGCGCGCGCGGCCGACCACTGCCACACGCCGTAGAAGCCGTAATACCGCCGCCCGTTGGTTTTGTGCGTCGCCAGCAGCAGGCGCTGGCCACCTTGCCCTGGTCGATCCTTGATGCTCTCGTCGCCCCAGTAGCGGAAGGCGCATTCGGCCAGCGGGCAACTGAACCATGGGGTGAAGCGCATGTTGTTGGCCGGGTTGCGGATGGCCAACCACCAGAACTGCGAAAACCAGTGATAGGCGCCCAGGCCGAACGGCGCATTCAAGTGCCACCAACCGCGCTCATCGCCCAGGGCGCCGTCGCGGTCGTTCGACCAAAGCCAGGCCCAGGCCGGCAGACGGGCCTGCCTCCAGTTACCGGGCGCCTCAGTGAAGGCAATCGACGGGCCTTCAAATGTCAGGAACGGCAGCGCCAGGGGCACCACCAGAAAGCCCAACAGAATCAGCGCCACACGCAACGGCAGGAACAACGCCCACTGCAAAGCAGCGCGCAGGATATGCAACATCATGGATAAACCTCGGATGTCGGAAAAGAAAACGCCCCGTCAGTGCGGGGCGTTAGGCCGTGGTGGTAGCGCCCGGCGGCGTCGGCCAGTCAATGGTCAGCGGATAGCCTGGCTGCGCCTCGACCCGGTTCAAGTCGACGCGGTAGCGCTTCCACTTCAGTAGCGCGGCCGCCTCTTCCGCCGTGGCCTCTCCCAGCTCCTGGGCATCTTGCAACGGCGCAATGCGAATGGCGGCAGTGCGCAAGCGGCTGTCGCGCTCAGTCAACACCTCGACCGCCTTGGCCTGCGTTTGCGCCGCGCTATCCAGCGCCCAGGCACCCGACACCCACACATGGAACGGGCCGGGCGGCGCCTCCAGCGTGAGCCCTTCCGGCAGTTCGCCCAGCTCGTCGAATTCCTGCGCTTGGCCCGTCGCGGTGCTGTACACCAGTCCGCGATGATCCGCCAGCAACACCGGTTCGCCGTCTGCCAGCACCCACACGAAACCGGCGGCCGGGACTTCCAGCGCTTGCGGCAACTCGACCGCATTGTCGGGCATCTGGCAACCAATGCCCGGCACCACGACCAACGTAATCGGCCCGGACAGAATGCCGGCCTGGCCAATCAAATAAATTGCATTCATAAACACCTCAGATCAGTTTGAGTCGGCTCGGATAGGCTATGTTGCGCGGGCGGGCTTCGGCTCCCCCTGACGACTGGGTCAGAATGGAGGTTGTCGCGGTGAACACGTTCGTGGTGAAGAACGCATTCGCGCCACCGCTGCTGGTCGCGCCGTAAGAAGACGTGTGGGTGTGGCTCTTGTTGTCATCCGCTTGGCCACTACCCGCGCCGCGGCCTACATCAACGCCGCGCCCTTCATCCAGCGGCCGAATGAATTCGGCGCGGCCCTCGGGGCTGCGGAAGGTCGAAGCGCCGTCACCCGACGTCCACATGCCTTCCTTGCCGGCGCGCAACGCTTCGGTGGTCAGCATTCCCGACGCCTGCGCGTGATCCCACACCCATGGCCACTCGGCGCGGTTATAGATCAAGCCGTGATGCGCGCCCCAACCACCCGGGGGGAACGCCGTGGTGGTTTCGAAGGCCTGCCGGCCCAGCGACGTGTTGTCATAACGGCCTACCGGCCACCAACTGCCGGCGCCGTCACTGCGCAAATGCCACCAGTCACCCGACCCCATCAGCACAAAGAACGGATAACCGTCCGCGCGCAAGTGGGTGTGGAACTTGATCTTGTCTGTCCCCGCGGCCGTGACGGTCAAGCGGTTGCCGCCGTTATCGACGCGACGCACGATCACGTCACGGATACCCAGGGCGGCATTCGCGGCCGGCAGCGTGATGTTCAGCACGGCAGCGGTGGCATCAGCCAACACCAGCCCCAAGTCATTGGCGACCAGCACTTTAGAGACGCTGGTGGAAACCACGACGGTCGCGGCTTTTTTCGCAATCGCCTGATGCACACGCAGGGGCGACATGGATTTCTTGTCGTCCGTTCCGTCTTCGGCCTCCAGCTTGGTCGCCTGCTTGACCAAACCCAGTACCGTGGCAGTCGCCTCGGGTGTTGCGGCACTGACTAACTGACTGATCGCCTGCAACAACTGCGCGTTGTTGTCCTCGTCCGGCACCAGACCAGCCGCCTCGATCACCGCCACCAGCTCATCGGTGACCGCATTGCCCCAGCCGCAGGGAATCAGCGAGCCAACCTGTCCAGTCGTGGTATTTTCATCAATGAACTTGCCGTTAACCAGTCCAACGTTCGGGACACTTTTCGGATAATCCATCTACACACCCTCCCCATAATTAATAAATTCCAGTGCGTGCGCCGGGGCTGCCCGACGGATCACGCACTCGAGGGCGCCGCTCGGGTTCATACCGAAACGCTCCCCCCAAAAACTGGCGCCGAAGCGGCGACCCAGGCGACGGCGCGGGCCGGTGTTGAGCGTCCACATGAACTGCGCGGACCAGGTGCCAAAGTGCGCCACGCCAAAACGAGAACGCCCCATACGGGGCGCTCGATGCTCGGTGATGGTGGCGTCCGGGTAACCCTGACGCACGGCGATCTCGATGAAGTAGGCCCGCGACTGCCCACCCACCTCGAACAGCCGGCGGCGCACGGCTAACCGTCGATCTTCAAACGCCGGATTTAAACCCAGGCAGGGATCGGGTAGGCCCATGATGGCCTCCCAGTCCGGCACCAACTCACTGACGCCGGCGGCGTCCATTTCATTCAGCAGGTCGACGGCCCGTCCCTCGATCCGCGAGAACTCCAGGGCGACCCCCTGCAGCAGTAGATCGATCTCCGGGACCAGCTCGGGATCCCATGCCGGACCTGATGGCAGCAGCCCGCGCAACTGCAGGCGGTATTGCTCGGGAGTGCGCGCTACAGCCATGTGATCCCCCCAAACGTCAACAGTTGACTGGTAGTCGGCACCTGGTCCGCCACCGGCGCGATGAGTTGGTGATCGGTTTCACCGGGCGCGCCGCTGACCGACGCACGAATGTGACTGATCAACAGTGTTTCGCCGAGGCCGCCCTCACGGGCATGCAGGTCGCGCAGCTGCTCCTCAATGGCCGCACGCACCGCGGAGGTATCGGGCACCGCGTGGATGCTGTAAGGCACCGGCACCAGTTCGGGTGGCAGGACGTACAACTCGGCCGTCACTGGACGACGCGACTCGATGTAGGTTTTCACCTCAGCCAACTGCGTCGGGTTGGGCACCGGCACGCTATCGTTATCGCGCATCACAAACAGCCCGACAGTACCCGGCCCCACGTAATTTCGCCGAGCCCAGGCACGGGTCACACCCGGCACTTCCAGCGCCCAGGTCTCGTAGTCAGCCGCTGAGCCGCCCTGGGCGATCACCCGGTATGAACGAATCACCCGGGCGCGCAATGCCTCGACACTTTCCTGCACCACCCCGCCGGCCAAGCCTGGAGCCAGCACGGTGAAGGTGCTACCCACGCCCGCCACCGGCTGGACCAAGGTCAACACCAAGCCGGCCGCGGCATTACCCAGAGCACCAGACTCCACCGCTTCCAGCGTGGTGCTGTTGACCCCGGCCACCGTGGTGACGCCCTGGGTCACTTTGTAAGTACGACCATCATTGGCTTGCAGCACCGTGCCGACATCCAGCACGCCGCCCGCAGTGCCGAGGAAGCTGGCCGGGCCAGTGGCCGGCTGGGCCGGCTTGCGCGGCTCATTTAAACGCAGGGCAGCGCTGCGCTCCAGGGTTTCCTCATCGGCCGAGTCCGGCAGGATTTGATCGGCCATCCAATTCAGATAGCCGTACAGCCCATAAGCCACACCGGCATGTGCCCTGGCCAACACCTGCGAA